TACAAACGAGAAACCCCCACCACCCTGCTGGGGTGGGGGGCTCGTGTCAGGCTGTTGAACACCGCCTAGGCGATCCTGATTTCTTGACAATTTACACCTCGCGTTTTATATTGTCTTATCAAACGTTAAAGAAGGAGTTGCCACCGGAGCTAACGAGTGAAGAGTTATTAGCAGTTTCAACTCTAGCCCAGTCGTACTTTAGTCCAACTGTAGTGGTTGAAAGCTCATCACTACCGTACTCAAGGGACTCAGTTTCCATCTTGGTTAAGAAGGCGTTCCATAGAGTCCAAACTTCTAGTGGGTTGCCGTCAGAATCAATCTGGGTGATTGTAACAGTACCGAGAGCGGCAGCAGCCTTGGCCTTAGAGATAGAACCAAGAGCATTAGCATCAGTGGGGGGTGAGTAACCAGACTGGACAACCATGTCTGAGAAAGTAGCGGTCATGTCAGGGTCAACTGGGTCAACCATGGCAACGCTGATTTCCTGCCAAGTAACAGAACCGGGGTAGTAGAAAGTATGGTTGAGGTACTTGTGTTCAGTTGAGGAAATCTCAAACTTTGGCTTGTCGCAAGTCTTAGCGTACCAAAGGAGAGCGCCTCCCTGAGCAGCATTAATTCCTTGGAATTCTACGGTAAATCGAAATTTACGCTTTGGATCTTTGAGGGTGGGGTCTTGACCGAAATTTTCTGACCAGAATGGCATTTGTTAGGTTCTCCTATAATTCATAAGTAAGTAGTTGGTGGGGGCAAAAGCCCCCTTAAAATCAATCATCAAAAGATGCGCCGGTAGAAGCAACCACAAAGTCAATTGCGATGTATTCAATGGCACGCGCAGGCTTAACCATGATCTTGGCGTATAGAACGTTCTGATCAATTAGGTCAGGCGTAGTAGTAGTCTCGTCAAGAATGAGGCGGTAATCGGAGATACCGAACTGAACCTTGACGTTAGCGAGGAATGGCTCGATGAGACCCTTGAAGCGGTTCCAAGTTGCCTGTACGTTCTGCTCAAAGAGAATCTGAGTAGAAAGGATGGAAATCTGCTTCTTGAGGTAGATGACTAGACGACGCACGTTGATGCGGTCTAGAGCAGATGGGCGCTCCTGTAGGGTCTTCTGACCGAACACTACGATACCGGTGCTTGGGAAGCTGGCGATTGGGTTAATGCGTGCTTCGTAAAGAACGTCGCGCTCCTTGGAGGTTAGTCTGCGTGAGACGCTAGTGACAGGGATACCTGCTGCGCCGTCGGAGAGGCCACCTCTGTTGAAGCCTGCTGGAGCAAACCAGATTTGTGATGATCTCTCGGAGCTTGCAAGAACACCCATCATGGCAACAGTAGGTGGTACCCAAAGTGCCTGACCTGTACCCTCGTCTACAGTCTGTACCCATGGGTAGAATGTAGCACCGTAGGATGAATCAATCTGGCGAGTACGAAGTTCGTTTGCTGCCTGTGATGGACTCTTGGTCTGTCGATCCTTGATATCTGCTTCGTACTGCTCGTGGGCTGGGAGGTATACACCGGGGAGGTCGATTAGGGCAAGAGCGTCAGCGCGTGCCTCACAGACATCAACCATGTGTGTAGTTAGACCTTCCTTAGTTAGACCGGGAATTGCTAGCAAGTTCATATCTACAAACTCTGGGTCAGCAACTGTATCAATAGCGCGCTTGTAAGTATTGTAGATGTAGCTTGTAGTATCTGTGGCAGTTGCAGTCATACCAGCGTTGTATAGTGGGTCTGGCTTGGTGATGTCAAATCCATCGAAGCCGCCCCAAAGAGGCATTGTGAACTGGTCGTAACCAAGGTCAATAAGATCCTTATAGGTCTTACCTGCTTGAGCAGTGTAGCTTGTCTCGGTAGCGCGTGAACCGGATGAGTAGAAGGCACCGACGCTTCCGGTTATAATGTCATCCATAGTGAAGATGTAATCTTGCTGGACAGCACCTGCAACGCTACCCCAGTTTCCAAGCTCACTAATCCATCTTCTGTGGTAATCAAGAACTGATCTGTCACCACGGCTGCTGCCACGAGTTCTTGTGGTCTGCATACCGAAGTAAGCGTCTGTCTGGTCGGAAAGACCACCATCTGAAGCTGAGTGGCGTAGTCTTACTGCTGGCCAAAGTAGGGAGCCAGTGAAGTTACCTGTTGAGCCTGATAGTAGACCGTCAAAACCTGCTCCAAAGTCGTTGGCTGCATCGATGTATCTGTTAGTTAGGGCATCGTCGCTTGCAGAACCACTCCAATCAGTAATTGATGTGAAGTTGGGAGGACCGTAGTAGCCGAATGGAACAAGTGAGTTGGCATTCTGAATGTTGCCCTCATTGATGTCACTGACATATACAAATTTGGACTGATTTGGATACTCACCGTATAGTCTTAGTCTTCTTTCTGACTCGTTCCATTCGTAGTACTGGTCACCAATAACTCTTGAAATGTAGTTTGGTGAACGTGGGTCAAGAGTTACATTGTCGAATCTCTCTAGAACAACTGGGTTAGCGTCAGTGTCAGTTAGTGAGCGAAGAACAATAGAGAAAGTACCAAAGTCGCTGGTCTGTGTACCAGAGTAACGAATTTTCTCGATTGAAATCTTGACGTTCTTATGTAGCCACTCGCCGTGACCGCGACCCTTGAGCTTGAATAGCTTGTATGCCTGCTCTGGTACCCAAGAACCAGCATCACCGATATCCTGACCAATAACCCAGCCAGTCTGAGCTTCTTGGGTTGGGATGTTCATGCTGTTGGGTCCACTGGAACCATTTCTGATTGGAAGAATAACACCAAACATTTTCTTGGACTGAATCTCGTCTCCGGTGCTACCAGTGATAGATCCAACTTCATCCTGACCTTCGCGAAGTTCTTGACCGAATGTCTCACCAAGCCAGTAGTTTCGCTCTAGTGAGCCTTCATAGAAATTTCCTTCAACAAGCTGGGGATTTGTATTGAATACCTTGCGAATAAATCTCTGGTCGGTATCGTCAAAGTTGAAGGAGAACTTTTCATCAGCATCGCCTGTAACCTTAGAACCCTTGATAGTAGCGGTAAACAGCCCACTAGTATCAGACTCAATTACCATACCGATACCTTCTGCCTTGACTCCACTGTTAGCAAGAGAGCCAGAAAGTCTAATCTGGCTATCCTGATCCATGTACCAAACTGCACCTAGCATCGCTGAACCAAGATTGTCGGTGTTATCGCCACCGGTTCCACAAGTATCGTTGGAGCTTGATGGGAATACCCAGAGACCGTAAGCACCGCCGTTGTCGGTTAGTAAGCCTGCGCCATCAACATCAGTTACAACCAAGTTTGAAACACTGGTGTAGGAAGCTGTAGTGACATTGAAGTTGGCATGGTCGAGACCAACCTTTGATCTAATTCTTGTACCCTGTTCATCAGAGCCAGTGATTACATCATAGTTATCTGAGAGTGCGCTGTTGTATAGAGTGTACAAAGCATCACCAACAGCAACAGTAGTAACATCTACAGAATCAACATCGACTGATGCTGTTCTATTAGCGTCGAAAGTGGTACTAGTAGAGCCACTATCGTTGAAAACGACTAAGTAATCAACACCGGCAGCGTCTATTTGCAAATGTTGGTGTACAGATGGCATACCACTAAAGTATAAGTTTAGCTGCGCAAATGTCTGTGCATCTGGGTTCTCAGTAGTTTTCCAACCAGCCTTACCAGCGTCGGTAGCGCTGTTATGCTCTGAGCCAAGAAGGCGAACAAAAGTTACAGGAGCAACTGAAGCGTTTAGAAATGCCTTGGCTGCATAGGTGCTGTACATTGGTGATTGGTAGTTGCCATCACGATAAACATCACCACCAGCGTTACCGGGAACAGTATCTCCGTACATGGTCAGGAAGTCAGAAAATGATTCTAGCTTGACTGGCTGCATTGCGAGACCTCGAACAGAGCGTCCAATGACTACTGGACCAATAGCGTCAGGTCTGCGGGGGCGGAATGAGTTATCAATTTCGTTGATAAACACACCGGGAGATACAAATTTGAAGTTTTTTACGGGCATTAGGTATTCCTCACTTTTTAAATAAACATGCTATAAAGCATCATCAATCATGTTTAAATAGTATTGTTGTTTCTCAAAACACTTCAGGATGTGATTAGTCCATAAAAAAGTTGTCGTTACCTGCTGGAACTACTGTTTCTCTTGGGAAAGCAACCTCTACTATGCTCTCTTCTTTAGTTACGATAGGTCTGTCGTCACTATTTCCTTCACCAATTAGGTATCCTAGTACCTTGATGTTTACTTCGCTGGTGAATTGTCTTTCGTCTTCACCTAGATTGGCGACATTGTTAGACTGGTTGAAACCTTGGTCGATAAATGCTTCGTATAGATGTCCGTTTCTACGCATTACAAATGAATTTATTTGTCCTGTTCTCGTCATGAAGGGTTGGGTAAGATCGTTCATTTGCTGTTGATATTCTGTCTTGACTATGATCTTGTAGTCGAGATTCACATAGATAGGGATAGGAATTGAAAGGGTTTCAATAACGACCTTCTTGTTCTCTCTCGGGAAGAATTTTTGCCTAGTTCCTGACGTGTTTGTGCGAGTATTGTTTACAACAGCAAAGTTTCGTGTCTTATCTTGCTTAATACGCTTAGCAATGGTCATACGTCCAGTCCTGCCATTACGCTTATTAGAGAATATGTGAGCTTGAAAACCACCCTTGTTAGTTGGATCCTTGGTTATGGTAGTTCTTTCAACTGTGATTACAGGCAAGACAATAGCACCAGAATTATTGTTATTTGGATCTCGCAGATCTTTGTTATTCTTGATTTGAAATGTACGCTCGGGTGTTTGCCAAAGAACAGGGACATTCTTGTAGCCTTCATTGGTTAATGTTGTTAAGCCAAGGTCTTCTTTAATCCAAGACATCATCGCATAATCGATGTCTTCAATTCGAGAAGCAAGCATCCCTATCTCTTGTAGGGTAAACTCTTTCTGGTCTTCTGGGAGTTGTGCGAAATCAAAGTTATCAGGTAGCATCGAATAGTCCCTTGCGTGCTCTCTTACATAGAGCAGACACTTCAAATGTTTGGTTTACTTGACCGAATAGTTTTCTTTGTGTTGAGAGTTTCATAATCTCGTAGTAGAGATCTCCATAGAGAACGAAGTCTCCCTCTCTTACAAAAACGTCTTGGTCTTCTGTTAGTCTGCGTTTATGGAAATGGACGGTAATTTGTGAAACGCTATCTATCCCCACTGAATCTAGGTAGGTTGTGTCTTCATTATCAAACTTAACGAGTGCGTAAATTCTTACGGGTGGTAGGAATGTTTTTTCTATTGCCTCGCCATAAAGCTCGTGGAAGTTTGTTGTTTCGAGATCAATAGGATAGTAAAGGATCTGTTGTCCGATTACCTTTTCTACAAGTTCGTCATTGACTTGCTTGACAAGATCGCGCTCCTTCTTACCAAGAAAGAGTGGAGGAGGTGGTGATGCTGGTCTAGACCATTCGTTATCTGACATTTAGTTATCCTACAAAGATAGGTAGTGGTGAGCGACGAAGAGTTTCTTCTGCTGCAACAACCTTCTCTTGTTCTTTCTTTGCGAGTTCTGGGTATTCGATTTCCTTCAGCATGTCTGTTAACTTCTGTCGTAGGTCATCTTTTTCTTTTTGTGCCTCGGATAGAAGGGAAGAATAGTTGAGCGTAACAGACTCGCCGGGAATTGGAACAGACTGGAACTTACCACGAATTTGTCCTAGCATTTCCTTGCATAAAGCGAGAGCATAGTTGCGAATCCACTGCTTACCCATAGAGTTTATGTTCTGATAAGGAATGTTATCGAATGGAAGTGTGTTTATGTTGTTGACGCCGTTTACGCCTGTGTTAGTGTCTCCGTTCTCACCCCAAGAGTTGTCTGTAATCCTAAAGCGAACCCAAACACGATCAAGATAACCAGCGAAGTTATCCTCTCCGCGTGGAGTTGGATAGAGTCTTAGCTTGTTATTTATAATCTCATAAGAGTAGTGGGAGGTTCTTGTGAAAAGGGAATCTTCGTACATGATGGCTTGTAGTTTGTTCTGCCATGTTGGAACAATTTCAAATGTAGAGTCGTCGGCATATTGGCCATAGGTTGAGTAGTTGCCCACAACGCCCATACCACCATAGTAGCCATAGAAGCGCCACATCGCGATTGGAGAGCGATAAAAAACCTTATCAATGATTACTCTGGAGTCTCCAACTTTTCCAGCGTATGGCACTGCATTACCCGCGTCGTCTAATCCTGTGTCAGAAGCAGAAGAAATAATTGACTGAAGGTCGTAGTCCTGCTGATTTTTAACAGTTGTGAAAGAAGCGGAGTAGATTGGAGTAGTTCCACCAAACCCAGCCATGGTTGCCATTGCGTCACCAACCTTGTTGGCATAAGATAGGGTAATCTTGGTATACTGTAAGTTTACGCCATCTGGTCCTGAGAGGCTGTCGCCATTGTGGTCAAATGTGCCTGTAGCCTTTCCAAGCGCATCAGAAAGAACATTCTTGCCTTGGTGCATATTGAGGATGTATGAGTATTCTAGAACTGCTTCTTCGTATGCAGCATAAACATTTGCATTTGTAAGCTCGATATCAACAACATCGCCACCAAGTCGCTTGTAAACAAAATCTACTTGCTTTGCAGCACCAGTAAGAAAGTATTGTGAATCACTGTAGATTCCAAACGGGACTGCTGCGGCTACTGCTGACGGATCACCAGTAGATGAAAGAATTACTGCGCTAGTCTCGGAAAGTGGTTGTAAGTTTGTGGGCATTCATAGAGCCTCCTAGTCGTAGTAAATAGTGACAGCATAAACAAAAACCCCCCCTACAATGAGTAGGGGGGAATATTGAAAAAGGAGGCAATATTATTTTTTATCTGTAGTTTTCTTTGCGGTGGTCTTTCTACGTGTTGTGGTTGTCTTTCTTGCTCTGGTTGTTTTCTTGGCAACAGGCTTTGCAACCTTTGGCACCTCTTCGACAACTGGCTCTTCGACAACTGGCTCTTCAACAACTGGTTTTTCAACAACTGGAGCGGCAACTACTGCTGCCTCCTCAACAACAGGTGCAGCCTCGGCTACAACTGGTGCTTGCTCAACAACAGGAGCGACCTCCGGGGAACCCAGAAGTCTTTCTTTGCGTGCGAGGAGTCTCGCTCTTTTCTTTCTACGACCCATTAGTTACCTCTTATCAAATGCTATCTGCTTTAGCCATGGTACTGGTGTTGAATGTCATGCCAGTAACATACCAATCAGTACCATCACAATGAAATTCAACGTAATCTCCGACAGTTGCGGCACCAGCGGAAGTGTCAAAAGTCAATTTAGAAGTGTTTTCAGTAACTTCAAAGGGTGTGCCTCCAGCGTCAATAGAACCACCCATATCAACATCATCATCTCCAGTTGTGATAATTAGATCTTTGGTAGCCTCGTTATTGGAAGCTGTTGCCAAAACAATTCTGAAGTAATAGCCAGCAACCGGAGTAGGCAACTTAATACTAGCTGTGTATGTGCTAATGTCTACAAAGTAAACCTCACCAGTTTCAGCAGTTCCAATTTCTTTAGTGTAAGCTGATGTAGTACCATCAGCAGTTGGAGTGATAGTCTCAACTCTCATTTTAGAAGCGTTGTAAGCCGCTCTTCCTACTTTAGCCATATTATAATCTCCTTTTAAATATGCTTTAATACTCGATGTATAACATCGCGAATTCGTAGTAAATAGTATGGTATTTTATTAAAAGCCTCGCACAATAAAAAAACCCCCCGCCTTATGGCGGGGGGCTTAGTTTGGGTTAGTTAGCTATCAAGCGCCAGACTCACCTAGGAGACCACGTACAACGACTAGACCGTACATATCTGGACGAACCATTTGCTTCGCGTAACGGGTCATAACGCCCTTACGTGGTACGAAGTCTTCTGGTCCGAAGATTGTTGGGGTAGTCTGTAGTGGGACGTATGGAGCATAGACGTAGCCGCTTTCGAGGAAGCTAGCACCACGACGACCAACTAGTAAAACGTTGCGTAGGAAGTAGGGGTCAACGATGACATCAAACTTCTTGCTGAGTGAGCCGACCTTGAGAGCGCCGATGGAGCCCTTCTCATCGGTGTGAGTGACGCTTGCACGGAAGCCAGCGGTGAACTCAAGGATGTTGGCAACCTCGGGTCCGCAGACGACGAAGTTAGCACCACCACGTAGAGTCTTACGGTGGATCTGTGCGGAGACATCGTTGATGGTCTCAACGAGGGTCTCGTACCACTCAGAGACGGTACCGGTGAAGTCAGGAGCAGCAGAAGTTGCACCTAGCTCGTTTCCGTTGGAATCAACGAAGAGACCGGGAGCGCGGCTCCAGTAACGGGTAGCAGCGGTGGCACCGTTAACGAGGTCAGCAAGGATCTCACGGTCAATCTCTAGAGCAATCTGCTCGGAGAGGATTGAGGTAAGCTCAACCTCAGCATCCAAGTTGTGGTATGCGTTAAGGTCCTGACCTAGCTCTGGGGTCCACTTAGCCTTGAGCTTCTTGCTCTGAGCGGTGACCGCGATGGAATCGACCTTGATGTCGATTTCTGGAATGTCAGCGTTCTTCTCAAGTGGGAAGAGGTCGCCAACGACTGCGCCTACGGTGCTAGCAGCATCAATCTGATCCTGTAGTGGGTAAACAAAGTCAGCAGCAGCAAGGGTGGTACCAACGACTGCAGCAGCCGATTCGGCGGTAACAACAGAGCTTCCACCGATAATGACGTAACGAATTGCTTCGCCGCCATCAGAAGCCAACATGCTGTCTGCATTAGAAACGCGGGTGGTCAAACGACGGATCTGGTCAACATTGTTGGTGTCAAGTGAGCCTGAAGTAATACCACCGTGGTTCGCAAGTGCAGTGATAAAGGTATCACTTAGGGTTCTCGCGCGGTCTGAACCTCTAGCGAGTGGTGCAAGCACGAACGCTGAAAGGTTGTTGAAGTCAGGGTCACCGAGTGCTGAATCGTGATCTGCAGTTGAAACATCAAGAACAGCAACACCAAAGGTGCTGTCAGTAATGGAGAGAAGATCGGGGTCGTACTGAATCTTCTTCTTGTCAGCATCGCTAACTGCACCATCAAGTATAAAGGTTCTAAGAACAGCGTTGGTGGTATCACTTGCAACAGTGGTGCTGTTTGAACCAGTTGCGCTGGCGTAAGCGTAGCCGGTAGCGCCATCACGAAGAGGTCCACCGAAGCCGCGCTTGTTGGTAGCGTCAACTAGATCAACACCATCGACAACCTCGGAACCAACTTGGTTGGTACCGTAGATTGACTTGGCAACACGGTTACCGAGACGATCGGTCTGGGAGCCACTCTCACCAAGATCACCGGAGAAGGTGAAGTCAAGGAAGAAGATGAGTCCGCTGGGGAGGCTCATTGGCTGAACGCTGACGAGATCGTTGGCGATAAGACCAGCGAAAACGCGGCGAACGATTGGGAATGCGACGGCGGCGAAGCCCTCGACTGAACCAGCGCCGAGAGTGGTGCTCTCGCGGAGTAGCTCCTTGGCTTGGTTCTCAAGTAGGCGAGCCATTGAGTTCTGCTGACGCTCGGACTCAATGCCCTCTAGGAGACCGGTCTTCTTCCACTTGGTAAGAAGAGCGTGGGACTCAGCACGCATATCACGATTGACAACGCCTTCGGTCAATCTTTCAACAATACTAGACATAATTATAAATCCTCCTTAAATTTTTGATTTATTCTAAACCTGCTAGTTTACGCATTCTTGCTTGGAAAGGATCCACTTTGGGCTCTTCCTTGCGAGATGCACGGATAATGGAAGTTGGACGGGTGATAGCTTCGCTTAGTGATTGTGGTCCTCTCTGGGGAGTGGACGCCACTGTGCTTTGAAGGGTCTCGTGGATTGTCTTCGCTTCCTCAACCGAACCAGCCTTAGAAATCGCTTCGACAATTCTTTCTTTTTGTCGCTCATTCAGGGAGGTATTTCTCAGCGTGCGGTTGGTGTAAAGGAGACGCGCATTACTAAGATTTACATCCTGCACGTTTTCCTTAAGTGATTCAACTACTCCTTGGTAGTTGGAAAGATTTTCTTTTAGTTTCTTGTTCTCGAACACTAGCTCTTCTTGAGCCTTCTTAAGTGCTTCGAGTTCTTCTGCGACCTCGGTGCTGCGGCGGTGTGCCATCTCTAGCTCCATCTGGTGCTTCATGTCGTCGTCAGAACGACCAGCCCAACCAGAGAGCGTAGCACCCATGTCTACGGTAAGTTTTTCCATAATTGCATCAAGCATGTCATCGGAGAGTTCCTCGTAAAGATCTTCGTCTTCTTCAAGACCCTTACGTCGGGGGTCACCGCCCTTGCCATAGTGAGATCTTTCTAGTTCTTTCTGTCTCCGGGCGGCTTTCGCTTTCTTCGTGCGTTCCACGCTCGCAGCCTCGCTTCCGGGCACATCCTTGAGATCACCTGTGGGACCTTTCATAACACCCTCTTCGACTTCTTCCTCTTCTTCGGAAAGCATAGCAGCGACCATCTCCATGATGGACTCTTCGTCAAGTTCGAGTTCTTCATCCATTGGCTCTTCGTCTGCTTCTTCTTCATCTTCTTCGTTTAGTGTTTCTTCTTCGACACCCTCACGAAGTTGCTTTAGAGCCTCGGCAAGTTCGGCAAAGTCAACAGTAACCTCTGTCTCGTCGCCTTCGTTTACGCCGTCGAGTTCAGCAACGTCTTCTGTGAAAGCGTCGGGGACACCTTCTGCAATCTCGTCAGCATTGACTTCCTCTTCCATAGCGCCTTCGGCGTCGGCAGAGGGTTCGTCACCACCTAAAAGGGCACCAAGCTCATCCTGCTCAAGAAGTTGGTTGAGGGTTGACTTGACCTCTTCTGAATACTTGTCGATAATGGTGGCTTCCGCATTTTTCATTGCGGCTTCCTTCAACGCCTTGGCGTCTACAATTGCTTGCTCTAATAGTGAAGACATTAACAAAAACTCCTATAATAATAGTTTTTCA